CGTGCCCTGCACGAAGAGCGAGTCAACGGTGACGAGCCCGCCGCAATGCGCGCCCGCGACCATCAGCGACTTGGCGGTGAGCACGCCCTTTTGGTCGACGGTGGGTGATTCAACGAGCCCGGTTTTCCCCGAGCGCGATTGGTCGTCCGAGGTCAGTGGGATCGATGTGCCCGCCGCGGCCTTGTTCAGATCTAGGAACTGCAGCGCGCTGTCTTGGATCGACACCTCGAGACCGGCGGAGCGAGCGAGCTCGGTCAGGTGTGTCGACACGGAGCCGGAGATCACTACGCCGGCCGTGAACGCCGCAGATCCCGCAATCTTCAGCTTGCTGACGACCTTGGCTAGGTTGCCCTCGCTCACGCCAAGCGCGCGAGCCATGCCACGAAACACCGTGTCGATCGACGTGTTCGGCCCGTAGCTAACGTGCATGCGTCCGTTTGCCCAGCCGCGTTCACCGTCTCCCGACGTGAGCTTGGTTAGAAAGTCCGGACCCTCGCGCGTGGTCTCGACCGTGCGTAGATCACCGAGCCAGATCTGCGAAACGTTGTCCTTGTATCCCGCCTCGATCTTGCACGGGACGCCCGAGGTCGCGGGGTTCTTCGTCGGGTTGAGCTGCTGCAGTTGCTGGCGATGCTCCTCGTTCAGGTTCCAAACGGTGAGCTCGCAGGTATTCGGCTGGGGCTTGAGCGTCTTTACGACGGTGAACTGCACATCGAGCGCGTCAAACTGAATCGTGTCGAGCGTGACGGTGCAGCGTCGATCGAACAGGATGTCGCTGCCGCGCGCCATTACAGAGTACCCGCCTCGAAGTAGATCAGCTGCACGCGCTTACCTGCGCCCATCTCATTGAGCCCCGGAGGCGACTCGTCGGTCGTGAGGTCCTGCGCCATGATCTCGCCGGGCGGCACCAGAGTATTGAAGCGGTACGCCTGCAGCAGTGGCCAGTTGGCGACAATCTTCAGGCCGAGCAGGATTGGGTTCTGTTCGCTGTCGTAGATCGACAAATACCAACGGTCCTCGCGTTGGCTGTGGCGAAAACCCAGGATGTAGTCAATCCCGTCGAGGCGCGTCTTTTGCGTGTAGAACGGCACACCCGGTGTCGTTGGAATGGTGAGCGTCGCCATCTTTCACTGGCCTAGATTCGAGAAGTATTCCTCGAGCCGCTTCGTCAGCGACTTGCGGGCCGCCTCTTGGTCGGCAGGCTTGGTGCCCTGCGACCCCTTGCTCTGCGTCGTATTGGCGCGCGTGACTGCCGGCTTGGGCGCCGCAACGACTTGTGAGCTCGCGATCGTAATCTGTTTGAAGTCGATTTGGAACTTGGCCGATCGACCATCGCCGAGCGCGCGCGGCTGACTGACTCGAGCGACCATCATGTCGACGTAATCGCGGTACGCCGTTTGGATGAGGTCGAGCGTGACGTGCTGGGACTTGAGCAAAAGCAGCTTGTCGTACACGTCGCGCACGCGGTTGCGCTCGGTGGCTTGCTGGTAGGCCTGCGCCGTTACGGTGCGATTCCGCGCCTTGGTCGGAGCAATCGCGGTCGCTTTCGGCGCACCGAACAGCGCGCCTTTGAGCGCGCCAATCCCTGCCTGCACCAGACCAGACTCGCTGAATTGGATGGGCGGTGCCGGAATGTCGAGCGCGAAGCTCTTCGTGCCGCCGTCCTCACGGTCGAAGACAGTGATGTCGACGCTGGTCAGCGCAACATCATCATCGAGATTCGGATTAGGCGTCTCGGAGACGACCGCCTCGATGGTGATCAAGGCGGGTGCGTCGCGCGCGTTGTCGGCGACGTTCGAGCCCACCTCGACGGGGTGGTCGGTGATGTCGACGCTGTCGTCCTTGGTCTCGCCCGTTGTTGCATCGAACGTGAGCGACAAGCCGTCGCCGCTGTCGGGGTCGGTCCACAATAGCGTTGTGAGGCTCGTTTCCATGGTCGTCAGGCGCCCGTCTTTTTGATCGCTGCTTGGGTTGCCAAGAGGTCAGAGCTTTTACTCACTCCCGATTTGACCCCGTCGCTTGCGGACCTCTGCACTTCTTCGGGTGTTGTCGCGTAGAATTGTTGCGTGATCTGGGTCCGCACGTTCTGCTCAACTTGGGTTGTTCCCTGCCCGCCGAGCACCGGCGCGGAGACTGATGTAGGCGCAAAACTCTCTCGAATCGACTGTGCGTCCAGGTTTCCGGAACCGCCGCCCTTGCTCCGCTGGTCGATGCCCTTGTTGATGGCGTCGGCAGCTTCCTGCGGATCGAATCCCGTGACGAGCGAGACGACTTGCTTGAACCATCCGCCTTTGAAGTCGTCAGCCGAGGCTCGCTTTTGCGGGTTGTCCCTTAGCAGCGCATTGTTTTTAGCCGCGTTGTTCAGCTCGGCGTCTTCTGACGCAAACGCCGACTTGCCGATCGCGTTTACCGTGTGCGTTGCAATCCAGCCCATCGCGGCGACGATGCGGTTTAGAATGTCGACGACAGTGGTGAGCGCCGATGCCCAGGTAGCTATGCTGTCGCCAACTTCGCCGAAGTCCCGCTTGAGCGCGCGACGGAAGTCGCTCTCGATGAACGTGAGCAGGTCCTGAAACTTCTGCGTGAGCGGTTTGCCGTCGGTGAAGATAGCGAACGCGCCCTTGAGCAGCAGCCCGAGGTCGGCGAGTCCCGTTTCCTTCAGCGTCGCGGCGAATGCGCGGACCTTCGCGGGCGCGTCCTTGCCGAAGAACTTCTCGATCAGGTCACCGGTGACGGAGCTCCCACCGGTGAGAAAGGTCCAGACGTCCTCGATTGCGAGGAACCCAAGCACCAGGGGTGCGAGCTCGAACAGCACGCCGCGTAGGCCTGCCTTCAGAAACCCGGCCTTTTGCGCGAGGCCGACTAGGCCGCTGATCGCCTTCGCGGCGCCCACCGTGCCGAACGTCACGAGCGCGGCCTGCAGCGAACTCGAGTGTTTCGTCAGTTCGACGATCGACTTGATGAGGTCGATCCCCTTCTGCGTCCACGACACGATCGTCGGGAGCAGTGGTCCAATCGCCTGGATCGCAAGCCCGCGGACGCCGAGCTTCAGACGGTCGAGGTTGTCGTTTACCTCCTGTGCGTTCTCGAGAAACGCTTCGTCGAAGCTCGCGCCGAGTTCGCCAACCTCTGCTCGCAATTTCGCGATGCCCGCCGAGCCCTCCTGGAAGAGCGGCAGGAGCTTGGCGCCCGACTTGCCGAACAGGGCCATGATGGCCTCCGTCCGCTTGGCGGGATCCTGCATGCCAGCGAGCGCATCGGCCACGCCGTCGAGCAGTTTGATAGGCTGACCCGCCTTGCCGGTCGAGTCCTTGATGCTGACGCCGAGCGCCTTGAACGCATCAGCGGCCGGCCCCGTGCCCTTGCCCGCTTCGGCGACGTTACGGTTGAACTTCGTGAACGCAGCAGAGAACTCTTCCGCGCTCGAGCCGGATAGCTTGGCGGCGAATTGCCAGCCTTGGAGATCTGCCGCCGAAACACTTAGCGCCGCCGACTGCTTGGCCAGCACGTCCGCGGACTCGAGGATCTCCTTCGAGAAGTCGATGATCCTCTCGACGGCAAATGCCGCGATCAAGGTCTCGCCGAATTCCTTCAGCGTCGACTTGAATGACTCGACGCCCTTCTGCCCCTTCTTCAGGCCCGAGTCGTCGACCTCGGTGCCGAAGACTGCGAGCAGTTCACGCAATGCTCCAGACACTGAGTTTCACTTTCCAGCGCGGTGCTGATTTGCTGCGTGCACTTTCGCGGCGAGCGCGTCGATCACGTCGAGGCCGTCGTGCATGTTGGCGAGGTCCGGCAGACTGTAGTACTGCTCGAGTTCGTGCAGCTTGCAGAGCTGTCGCTCATGCAAGATCGGTCGCCAGATGTACCAGTCCAGGGTTTCTGGAATATCGACTTTGACGAACTCTATTCCGTACTCGCGGTCACGGGCGGCGACTTTATTGCGGCGCCCAAATTGACTAAAAAACCGTTCACCGCGAGGCATCGGATAAACCACCCGTACATCGCGAGATACTGCGCCGCGAAGTGATCGTCGAACATCACGTCGAGCGGCTGCGCCGTTGCCGGCTTGCCTGCCAATACCTTGCAGTTCTCCGAGAAGACCTGGCAAAGCTCTTCGAAAAGCTGATCTGGTAGGGCCTTCACCGCATCCAGCAGCGGAGGTCCAATCACCGGGAGCATCGCGACGACGCTTTGCTCGAGGCCCGCATCCTCCGGAAGACCTGCAACAGCCTTCTTCATCGCATCGAACACAGAAGCAGAAACAGCATCACGCAGCACAGGAACCATCGCGTTGACGAAGCGCTTTGATAGCCCTCGTCCCGCGACAGCACCTAGCTGCGTGATGATGTAGTCCGATCCGTCGATCGAGACCTTCTTCGTTTCTCTGGCCATCAGCTTCCCTCAATCCGTTGGCGAAAGTATGTGGTTAAAAATGTTCCGGTGTCAGTGGCTGCCGGCGAAAGTGTCGGGGTCAGCCATCAGGAAGACCCAGACGGTAACGCCGGCCTCCTTCGTCGCCTGCGTGTCTGGCATGCGAGTAATCATCGCGGCGGGGCTGAACTCTTTGGTGGTTCCGAGCGTGTCTTTCGCGAACAGTGGCGCGGGCAGACCACCCTTCACCTTGCGGCTCGCGTTCATGTAGGCCGAAAGCGTCGCGTTGCCCTTCGATGTGGCGAGCAGCGTAAGCGTCGCCTTTCGAGCTCGTCCGGGCATCACGTTGAAGACGCTCTCTCCGTCGAGGCCCACCGTGATTGTGACCTCGTCTTCGACCTGCTCGAACTTTAGAAATTCGTCGGGACCCTTGCCCGTCGAGATGGGAAGCAGCGCGTAGCTGAAGTCCCAAGCGTCGGCGGAATACGTAGAATTGGCGCTGCCAGTCATGGTTGATGCTCGCTTTCGTCAGCCGCTCAGACCGAGAGCGTTCCGGAGATCTTCACGCCGTGGAGTGCACCCGATAGGCGCGCTGACCAGGTGATGCCCTTGAGTTGTCGATCGGCGCGATCGGCGATCGTCTGCTGATCGACCGGCGGGATCGTGACGACGGGATCCACGTCCTTCGACAAGCCGTTGTTCGGCGCCTTCTGGCCCTGCTTGAGAGTGCCGAGGATTGCGCCTTCGATCTGCGACTCGCCGCTCTGATCGTACGGAACCTTGGGGTTTTGGTAGAGCACCGTGAACACGGCGAGCTGCATGGTGATGCGCAGCCAATCGACGAAGCGCGTCACGTCGATGAATCGTTTGCTCGGCGTGCGACCTTCGAACGTGACCACTAGTCCGCCCTGGGACATGTAGCGCGAGATGCGCTTCGCCTTGAGGCCTGCGATCTGGCCCGCGTTGAGCTTGTCCGCGGTGATGCCGGCGAGCGTCCTGAACGCCGTGGTGGCGTTGCCCGGCTGAAAACTCAGCGTGGACGCCATCCAGGCGGCGTCGATCCACTCGCTGCCGGCGACGTAGCCGTGCCAGATCACCCAGCTACGAGTGTAGGACAGGGCCACGAGTTCGGACCCGAGATCGCCAGTCGTGACCGTCGCATCGGCGCTGTCCCAGTCGCTGGTCTTGCCGAGAAAGATCTTTTGGCTGGCCTCAGCAAATGCTGCAGCGGCCTTGTTGTAGACGCGCGATCCCGGCGCGATCGTGAAGCCGTACCAGGCGGCATCCTCCGCGAGGATCGCGGCAAGGTCGGAAGCCAGGCCCGCGTCCGCCGTCGTGTCGAGCAGCTTCATACCCTTGCCAGGCACGTAGGCAATGAGCTTCCCCGCGGCCGTCGTGGTGCAAACGATCTTGGTGCCGGATGCGCCGGTCGCCGTCACGCCCGCAGTCAGTCCGGTGATGAGCGCGGCAATGGCCGTGCACACGCTCGCGATCGTCGCTGAGCCCGGCACGGTATAGGTCCAGGACAGACCGTTGACCGATCCTCCCTTGTAGACGAAACCCTGCGCAGCGCTCGTGGGCGTGAGCTCGATGAGCTGCGTGTAGACGTGGGTGAGACGCCCGATCTTGACGTTCGACGGGGCGTTCGCCTGCGACTTGAAAACAGAGACAGCGAGATAGAGCTCGTCGGTCGCCAGGAATCCGTCCGTGAGCATGTCCGCAGCGGCGGAGTACGTGCGCACCAGATCGTCAGTCCACGCGGTGTGATAGCCACACAGCAGGGCCACGTCGAAGCTGGGCGCGTCCGGAACGGTATCCTGGACGACGACGTCCACGCCTACGATGTCATCGATATCGGACATGTCTCTCCGTCTGCGTCGGCAGGCGCCAACGCTCTTGAATCGCCAGGCGCGGTGGGGCGCTCAGGGCGTGGTGATTGTATCGGTGTAGTTCGGCGGGGTCGGTAGCAGTTGGCCGTCGACGTCCTGGAGCTTGCTCGTGATCTCGACGCCAGCGATCCAGCCCACAGTTACGGGATCTTCATCGGACGAGACCATCGTCAGCAGGAGATCCATCACCGCTCGCGATTGCACGCGCTGCGAGGCCTTCGCCGAGATATCGATCGCCGCAAGAATGCTGATGATTCCGACGTTCAGGTCGAGCAGAGAGCGAATTACTCGACGGCGCCGGAGCCGCGTGCGAATGCGCTCGAGGATCGATAGCGCCCACTGCGAGTCATCGACCTCGCTGGAGTTGACTTCGAGTCGGAGCGTCAC